GCGTCTTGTAATTTTCTAAAAAATACTATATTCTTATTCTTCCGCAAATAATCCAATCCCAATTTATAAATCCCCTCTTATTTGCGCAACCGGCGCGTCTTGTAATTTTCTAAAAAATACTATATTCTTATTCTTCCGCAAATGTCCCAATCCAATTTATAAATTCTCTCCTCTTATTTGCGCAACCGGCGCGTCTTGTAATTTTCTAAAAAATACTATATTCTTATTCTTCCGCAAATAATCCAATCCCAATTTATAAATCCCCTCTTATTTGCGCAACCGGCGCGTCTTGTAATTTTATCAAACATTCTATGTTATTCTTTCGCAAATATCCCACTATATTTATAAATCCTCCTTTTATTTGCGCAACCGGCGCGTCTTGTAATTTTATCAAACATTCTATGTTATTCTTCCGCAAATATCCCACTATAATTATAAATCATCCTTTTATTTGCGCAACCGGCGCGTCTTGTAATTTTATCAAACATTCTATGTTATTCTTTCGCAAATATCCCACTATATTTATAAATCCTCCTTTTATTTGCGCAACCGGCGCGTCTTGTAATTTTCTAAAAAATACTATATTCTTATTCTTCCGCAAATATCCCACTATATTTATAAATCCTCCTTTTATTTTGCGAAATATAAAATAATAAAAATTGAATAAAAAATTAAATATTTGCTTTATATTAATAAAAATGCTAAGACAACAAACTTTAATAAATGAAATCCGGACGCGGTTAGATGAACTGGAATCCCTATTAAATCCAACCACTTCCCCAACAGTAGAGGACCCCCCAAATTTTCAATTCTCAGATTCTATCTTACGAATGAATGAGTCAGTGTTCAAAATAACACCGGCTCAGTGGATTGAATTATGTGAATTCATTTCAACAACAAAAGACCCCCAAATCAATGTAAAACGGTTCATTGAAAAAATAGACCCGTTGCGTTGTAATTGTTATTGTCTCGTGAAAGAGATAGACAGACGCAAACAGTTTCTGACAGAGGGCGAAAATCTATACTATGACGAAATGAGAAAGAAATATTATTCTCAATGCCGTATGCCCAGCATACCAAACAATAATAATTATTGTAATCGTCATACAACCTCTGAAAAAATTGATATATCCCGTATGAAAATTCTGACAAATGATACATTCAATTTAACCCTCGATTCAACAATCAAAAATTATTGTATGTCTCATTTACCAAATGAAACCCAAGTCGCCCTCTCAACACAACCGACCCCAGTTGAAGCGCCAGTTGCTGTCTCACAAAAACAGGTTCAAATTGATATCCCCAAGAAACCAGCCCCTATTAAATCGACGATTGAGGTCCCAAAGAAACCTGCGCCAGTTAAGAAAAACGCAGTAGAGCCTACGAAGAAACCAGCCGCAATTGAAGCGCCAGTCAATTTCCCTAAACTTAAAGAGAATTCCGATATAGAATCCAGTTCAGATTCAGAAAATGAATCCGGTTCAGATTCCGAAGTTAATATGATTGTTTCAAAAGTTAGCGAGTCATTAAAACCGCCCCCTACTGAGGAATCAGGTTCAGAAGATAGCGACGATTGTATGCTGGACGCGTATGAGGTTCAAGATGAAGCAGGTAATACTTATTACATAGATGAAGCGAAATCCGTAATAAAACTGGATGACGAAGGTTATGGAGTTCGACTTGGTATGCTGAAAGAATTCAAATCAGGAAACATTTTTTACAAGAACAAACGTTGGAAAATAGACTATTTTCCAAAGAAGTGATTTTTCTTTTTAGAAAACCCGTTAGCGTAATAGGTAAATAATTTTATTTATAAAAAATTGATGGTAAATCGGACCAGTTAAGAAGACTGGCATAAATACTCTTGCACTCGACATTTTATACCCAATACAGGTTCGTCACTAAGCAAGTCGGTACTGTGTCATCTTATTGCTGGTCTGTCTACTCAGTTGTTCTATTAAACAATTGTTTTACATCGAGATGTAGTTATCTGATGTTTATCTCATCCCGAGATGTAGCATTAGTTATCTGATGTTTATCTCACCCCTAAAAAGGAGTCCATCCACGACCACCTGACTAAGTACTTACCCAGTACCGTTATAATTTCAAAAAAATGTGTAAAACACCCTTTAAAAAATAAATATATATATTATATGAGAAAAGTAATAAGTTTTTGTGTATGGGGCGATAGTCATATATATAATTACGGCCTTTATGAAAACGCGCTATTATTGGAATCTATATTTCCGGATTGGATAATGTATGTGTATTACACGAAAACCGCGAACAAAGAAGTCATCAAAACATTAAAACACATGAAGAATGTAGAATGCGAATATGTGAATGTCCCGAACCATTTCAAGAACACAATGTTGCGATTTCTGGCGGGGTTCGACATCACGAACGACATCGTGATATTTCGCGATGCGGACTCCCGATTAATGAAACGGGATTATTATTTAGTGGAAGATTGGTTGAATAACAGTGATAAAGATGTTCATATAATACGGGACCATCCGGCGAACAAGTCGCGAATATTAGCGGGTCTTTGGGGCGTCCGAAACAAACTTTTGGCCACCCCAGAACACATCCTCAAATTCTGGGAGTTTTACCAAGCACCAGATATGGAACGCTGGACTCTCGACGAGTTGTATTTATCCAAGTATATCTATCCTCTTGTAAAAGACACTACGCGAATTCACGCTCAGTTTAATCGCTTCGAAAAATGGGCAACTGATGTCCCGCGATATGTTATTTCAAATGGGAAAAAGATAGATTTTCCATCAAGAAAAATAGGTTTTTGCGGGATGACAATTACTTATCTTCCAAACGCCTCCAAGAAATTCAATTTAGCAAGAACTAGTTATGTAAAAAAACGTGTGAAATAAAATCTGTTCCACCGCGCAAAACCGGACTCTTTTTATGGAAAAAAAAAATCCCAAAAATATACTTCCCCCTCCCTTTTATTTTCAGCCGATTCTTTTTATAAAATACAATAAAACTTCTATAAAACACTGTGTTTTTTATGGAATAAACCGCGCAATTGAGGGCGCAATCACCCCGTGCGGGGAAACAGTTTTTATTGAATTCTTTTGTGTCTACTTAAAAAAAATAATAGTTTTTTATAGTATTCTATAATTTTACTCAAAAAAATTACGTTTTTACAGTGTAAAACACTATTTTATACTATTACTTAAATTTATTTCTTCGTTTTTATAGTATTCTATAATTTTACTCAAAAAAATATCAAATCCGCATTATAAAAACACTCCAACAATTTTATAAAATTACAGATATAAATCATTATATGATTTATATCTCTAGAGTTTATATATGACTTTGTCGTATATAAACTGTACAAAAGAATCCATTGTAAAATCAGCAAGTTTTTCCCCGAAATAAACAATACTCGCGACCGCACTCGCCCCGCGTAGGAAACAGTTTTATATAAAATCCATAAATATTTTATATAAATAGATTATATGGTAAAATTACTAATAAAAATTATACATATATTAATTTTATCAGTAGCAATTAGCCTAATTGGACTGGTTATTTATAGATTATCAAGTCCAAATTTACCAGATGAAAAAAAGAAACAAATATCTTATGCTCAAATTGGATTATCATTTTTTGCGAGTGTTGGATTTTTATTTGGAATGATAATTATAATTTTACTTGTATCACATTCTATCGTATCTTTTAATTCCTATTTTTTTTCTTCTCTGAAAACAACGATACTTGCGATATTTTATATAATAACATCGCCATTTAGTTTATCATTACTACAATATTTTTATCAAGATAAATTGCGTAATTATGATTATATTTTTTCAATTTTAATAATAATTTCAACACTATTTTGTTTATCTTTGACATTTCTTGGAATGCCTATAAAAAAATCAAATTTATTTGGAAAAATACTATCTAAATTTATTCCATAAAATTACTCAAAAAAATATCAAATCTATATTTTGAAAAACACTCCAAAAAATTTTATAAAATTCCACAATAAAACTTGTAAAAATACAGTCATTCCTTGTGTGAAATAACAACACGCGCGGCCACAATCGCCCCGCGCGTAGCGGAAACCGTATTTTTTGTTTATTTATTGTTATTACTTAAAAAAATTCTGCGATTTTTTATACTATTTATATACTTTACTCAAAAAAATTCATTAGCTGATTTTATACTATAAAAGCGCTACTGAAAATTTTTCAAACTCGCAAAATATACTGTAAAAAAATCCAAAAATATAATTCCCCCTCACCTTTTACTTTTATCCGCTCAATTTTATAAAATTACACAATAAATTATTGTGTAAAATATAAATATTTTTACATTTACTTAAAAAAAATCTGCGTTTTTTCATACAATTCAACAATTCACTTAAAAAAATTTCTACATATCATTTTTCATAAACACTCTAACAAATAAAATCATACGGTTTCCATTGTAAAAAATAAGAGAATAATTCAGGAAAATAGAATGACTCGATTCCACTACATGCGGATTGGAACTTGTGTGTTTTTGTGAATTGAACTCGAAAAAATTTCTACAAGTGGAACCGTATACTTTGATTCTACTCGAAAAAATTTCTACAAGTGGAACCGTATACTTTGATTCTACTCGAAAAAATTTCTACAAGTGGAACCGTATACTTTGATTCTACTCGAAAAAATTTCTACAAGTGGAACCATATACTTTGATTAAAAATAAAAACCCATTAAAAACATAAAAATTTTATGAAACCTCCCACATAAAAATTTTATGAAATCGCAAACATAAAAAATTTTATGAAACCTCCCACATAAAAATTTTATGAAATCGCAAACATAAAAAATTTTATGAAACCTCCCACATAAAAATTTTATGAAATCGCAAACATAAAAATTTTATGAAAATAAGATTTACGAAAATAACCTTTTATAAATGATATCCTTTTATATGTTTTGAAGCATAACAAGAAGAGGAATAATGTCCTTCTCTACCACAACGGAAACAATAAATATCTTCATATTCATCGCTTTCATCATCATCGCCAACGGTTTCCCATCCATCATTTTTATTACAATTTCTTGAAAAGTGTCCTTCTTTTCCACAAGTAAAACATCTATTATTGGTTGAATTACTCATCTGTTTTAATGTGTTAATAATTGATTTGTCTAATTTAACCGAAACAAATGACCCACCTCTAACATTGAATATTCCATATTTATCCATATATTTTCTCGTTATTTTATCTTCATCATAATCATCACAATTTGGTATTATTTCTAATACTTTTAGCGGTTTATATAATTTCGTCCATTCCGAACCATTTGAATCAAAATGTGTTTTTAATCGAAAATCAGGATTATTTGTTTTTCCAACATAATATTTTCCATTTTCTAATTGAAGCACATATATAAATACCATTTTATAATAGAAATAATAATTCTTTTATATTATTTTTTATGAAATCACATTTCCGATTGCTTTTAAAAACTTGTAAAAGCAATCAGCTTCCATTATCATTTCTACCATTCATAAAAAAGAGATAAATCAATTTATCAAAATCCACCGCCACATCCCCTAAAAATTTTCCAACCCCCAATAACTTCCCCGCCCCCCTTTTATTTCTTGCTCGGAATATTTATATTATCCAACTCTGTCTTATTTATTAAAAATATGTGTAAATAATATAAAGAATGAAAAATAATGATGAAAGATTATATAATTCTCTGAATAAATTGGAGCTATCAAAATTTTTACTACGAGGAGATAGCCTTAATATATATATGACTTACAAAAAAATTAAAAAAGGTTGTTATATAAATATTTCATCTAATTTAAGTCGTAAATTTGAAAATATATTAGATAAATATAATTTATTATATAAAAAATATGAAGATGTATGGAATTTTGGAGACTCGTATTATTTTATTTCAAATATAACTAATCCAAAGAATATTGAATTTTTCGATAGCAAAAATAAATTGAATCATCTTATATTGGGCAAATTTTTAGGATATGGATGTATTCATAATTTAGACAAAGATAAACCGTGTCAAAAAGGATATAGATTATCTATTTACTATGTAGATAAAAATATATCAATATATGGATTTTGTTGTCTAAAATTGAATATGAATATTATAAATAAAACATTAAAAATAGTTAATAAAATGAATAATTGTATTAGAAAGTATTTATCGAATAAATTAAAAGGTTCGGTTGAATTATTAATTACGAATATAAATATAAAATAAATTTTATACAATCCGAACATTCAAACGCAGTTTTTATGAAGCCACCTACAAATTCATAAAATTAGAATCACAAACCAAATCTTTTATAAAAAAAATATAATAATTATATTATGACTGATTACATTAATATTTTACAACATTCAATTGATACAACAATCAATAAAAATATATTCAAAAATCGCGAAGATTCAATAAAAGCACATATTTATAATTCAAGTTTAGTTAAAATACCTTTATCGATATTTACAAGTAATAAAAAAGTGTATAATTTCAATCCACAAAGACTACAAAAGTCAGCAGTTAAAGCATATCCTTTACAAAATAGACCGCGTGGTAGTCATGATATTAGTAGTGTAAAATATTATCAAAAACAGATTCAACAAAAAAATGAGATTACACCAATATGGATGATACAAAAAAATGATAAATATATATTATTAGATGGAGCGCATCGCATTGTAGCAAGTTATATTGAAAATAAAAATTATATTAAATCATATGTAATACATCTTTGATAAAACATTGCTTCTTCAAAAACTAAAAATGCTTGTCATTCATAAAACCGACACATTTTACCTTCAAAAAATTTTTCCAACCCCCAATAACTTCTCCTCCCCCTTTTATTTCTTGCTCGGTTTTTCCACAAAACAACCAAACAAATTCAAAAAATATAAATATTTTGAATTCCAAAAAGTTTTTCTAAAAAACCTTATTATGATAAAAGTTATCAACCGACGCAAAGGCGGTAGTTTATTTCATTACGCCCATTTTTTGTGTGATTGTTTATTTCCTGAGGTTATTAATCAGCTCTATTTACACAGCGAGGTCATTCGTGAGAAGTCGATTCATCAAACCCTCGGTAATTTTTCCAAAATATATGAAGAGGTTATGGGGACGCGAAACCGCGAACTCTTGAAGGAAGAGTTCGACCAACTGGCGACCCCCCCTCTCATTTATAAGAACAAGGAGGATTATTCTACACTCCATCACTTCAATCGATTTCGCGATTTCATTTTCAACCGGTATGATATACCCACAACACTTCCCCCCAATTACCCCCAAATCCTTTTAATAAAGCGCGACGACCGCATCCCTCTAATAGACGACCCCTATTTGAAGCCCCTAAACACGAATATAACGACAGGGAAAGAGCGCCGTGAGATTGACCAAATCGACCGTCTTTCAGCGCATTTAGAACACTCCCATGGCCCAAATTTCCGTGCCCTCTATCTTGAACGCCTCGCATTTGAGGAGCAGGTCCGCTATTTTCATAATGCCTCTTTTATAATATGTGCTCACGGGGCGGGAATGTCGAATATGTTCTTTTGCGATAAGGGGACCACCATATTTGAAGTGGTATGTGGGCGCGAATGGGAGTTTTTCGATGTTCTCTCCACAATCCTTTCACTAAATCACATTAAATGTCATACCAATGACATAAACGTGATTATACCGGCGCTCAATCGCCTCCTGAAAAATTGAATAATTAAATGATGATTTCCTTTACAAAATAAAAATGTCTGAACTTCAACAAGAATATCAAGATTATATTTCAAATCCGCTCCATTATTATGCGAATACACAACACGCAATTGATAAAAGGAAGAACAAAGCAAATAAACCATCGAATATGAAAATCGTTGATTTTACACAGAATCCTCACAACAATAGTTTTACTGTTCTTATCAAGGGAAATCGTGGTATTATATACAATGTTTTCTTTTCTGAACAATCAATTACTTGTAGTTGTCCCGATTATCAGAAACACACTGTTAAGCCGATATGTAAGCATATGTTCAAACTGATTTCTCTTTCAGAAAATCATGATATATTCAATAATAGTATGTTATTGACCGATTTGATGAATCCGCAATACTTGGCACGCATTTTGGAAAGCACTTTGCGAATCATTGACGTTAAGAAAATGGAGCGATATGGAGGCCCTCAGAATCAGATTTCGATTGAAAGGGATGAATGTTGTCCGATTTGTTATGGAGATTTTGATGCGGATGTTTCACAATGTTCGAAATGTAAGCATGTATTTCATACAAATTGCGTTCGTCTTTCGTGGAATTCGTCTGCTTACAGTGCGCGTGGTAGATGTCCGATGTGTAGAGATTTCAATGGTTTCGCGCATTTACAGGGAGGACCAAGAAACTATGACCCGTGGGAGATATACAATTTTTCTCCGGCTCCTGCTCCGGAACCAGAAGAGGCTCCGGTTCCTCAACCTCAACTACAAGACGACCTCGTTGAAGAAAATAATGATGATTCTTTTCCAAATAATGATGGGATTCCTCAAAATGAAGGCATCTTCAATGATGAGTTTTTTCTTCCAGAGCAGGTTGAAGAGCCAGAATTTATGGCTCATTTATCTAACGACGATATATCTGGACAGGGTCCAAATGAGGACCCAAATGACGCAATCGCATCAGATTCAGAAACGCAATCAAATTCTTTATCTGAACTCGAAGATTATGAGTTTATTGATATAAGAATTAAGACATTGAACATTTTTCTGTTTATTTTTGAGACTGTTAATATTATTTTCAATCAGATTAAGTATCCAGAAGATGGACAGAATTGATAGTCATTTGGTCCCATTGGAGCAAATGACTACAAAAATTGATTAAAAACATTATAGTTTATTTTATAATAACAATTAAAATGACATTACTAATTACAGTTTTAACATTAAATATTAATTTCAAGGGTTTAACCTTAGCGCGCATACAAAAAATCATTGCGCTCATTCACCATCACAATCCAGACGTGATTTTTTTACAGGAGGTCCTGCGTGAAATGGTCGAACACTTCTTAAAAATGGAGCAGTATCCACATCATTTCGGCGCAACATTCCAACATCCATATGATACGCTTATATTGAGTCGGTTTCCGTGTATCAGATATGACCGTATTTCATTACCAGAAACACAATCAAGTCGCAATTTATTACTTGCTCAGATTGTTTTACCATCAAGTCAAATTTTATCAATTGGAACATTTCACTGTGATAGTGTTTTCAGTCCTCCTCATTCAGAGGTTCTTAAAATGGATCAGTTGCTCTTTATATCGTCCATTTTAAGAAATAAACCTTTTATTATTGCGGGGGATACAAATATGACTGATAATGGAAAAACGACTATTCCTAACTTGAATGAACAGGATTCACCAGCAACTTTCAATAAAAACCGGTTCGATAGAATATTTGTCAGTTCAGATTTCACAATTTCTCTTGCGCGAGTAATAGGGGACGCAACACACAGCGACCATCGTGGCCTCATTGCGTCTTTTACACTCATCAGTCAATCTGCGCAATGAATGAAGGATTGAGCAGTGATTCTTTATTATAAACCAAATAGCCCCCTCCCCCGTCCCCGCCACCGCCCCCGCCTCCCATCTTAATTTCCTTAAAATAAATCTGGCATCCTCCACCTAATTCACGTAGGATTGCGTCGGATGCGCAGGTATCCCATTCCATTGTGGGGGCGAGTCTTGGATAAATATCGGCCTTATTATCGGCTATCCACATTAGTTTTATGGAGCTTCCGACGTTCACAAGTTCGACTTCGCCACCTAATTTGGAGATATATTCAACAGTTTCCTCGTTCATGTGGGACCGACTTGCTAAAACTATTTTCTTTTTCCTTCTTACTCCATCGCTCCCACGTGGTTCAATCATGACGGAGTCTTCTTCGTTGTAATTTTTCTTCCAAGCCCCGCATCCTTTTATGGCCCAGTATGTTATACCGCTACATGGAATATTTACGAAACCGGCGACGGGGACGCCTAAATGGATGAGCCCGATATTTACAGTGAATTCGCCATTTCGGCTAATGAATTCTTTTGTTCCGTCAAGTGGGTCGATGAGCCAAGCGAACTCGTATTTTGACCTATTTTCATATTCCTCATTTTTATTTTCTTCGGATATGATTGGGATATCGGGATAGAGACAGGTTAGTTGATTACAGATGTATTCATTGGCTTTTTTGTCGGCTTCTGTTAGAGGCGATTTGTCTTCTTTTATTTCAACCATAAAGTTGTCGCGATGGTATATTTGTAGGATGAGTTGGGATGCTATTTCAATAATATTTATTAATTTCCTTGAATTTAAAAATCTGAGATTCATTTTATATGTTATTTTATATTATATTTTTTATTTTAAATCGAATAAGAAAACAAAATTACAGCAATTCCTTCTTATTAAGCCAGTCGACTATGTTCTCAATTATCACGTCCAGACTCATTGCGCCATCAATCACAATTTCAGGATTAACTGGCCTCTCATATGGGTCGCTAATCCCTGTAAATTCCTTGATGACTCCTTTCCTCGCCAAAGCGTAGAGCCCTTTGACGTCTCTTTCTTCGCATTTTTCGAGCGTTGTATCTACGAAGCATTCAACGTAGGTTCCACCGGCCCCTTCAATAATCCCGCGGTTATATTTGCGGTCATCTTCGTATGGGGCGATATTGGCAACAACAACAATTCCACCGTGTTTAACGATTTCGCTACAAACATATCCGATTCTCCTGACATTGGTGCTTCTGTCTTCCCGAGAGAATCCGAGTCCTTTACTTAAATTGGTTCGGACGACGTCGGCATCGAGCAACGTTATTTTCCTTTCCTTTTCGTTCTCCATTATTTTCTCTATCAGAAAGTTCGCCACTGTGGATTTACCGCTTCCACTCAACCCAGTGAGATATATACAGAGTCCCCTTTTATTGAGCATCCGGTATTCGAGTCGGAGTTCTTCGACTATTTCAGGGAATGAGAACCACTCGGGTATTTCGGCCCCCGTTTTAAGTAATCTTCGTTGTTCGGTTCCGGAAATATTCATCACTTTATCGCCCCCATCCCCCCCAACTCGAACTTCATTCATTGGCAGGTATTTCCCCAAATTTTCGACATATACAATCATTTGCGATAGAACGATTTCGATACCAATATCCCCCTTGTATTTTTCGACAAGGGCGTGGGCGTCATATGGGCCGTAGAAGTCGGTCCCGTCTTTCTTTTTATAACTTGGGCCGGCGTGGTCTCGGCCGACGATGAAGTGGGTACAGCCGTAATTTTTGCGGATGATAGCGTGTAATACGGCCTCACGAGGTCCCGCCATACGCATCGACAATGGGATTAAAACGAGCTCGGCTTTTCCTTCGTAGTAGGGCATTAATTTTTTATAACAGCGGGTCCGGACTTGGTAATCGACGTCGCATGATTGGGTAATACCGACGACGGGCATAAGAATGAGCTTTGCTCCTTCCCCGCATTTTTGGAGGGCGTATTTGGTGAGCTCAAAGTGGCTCCGGTGCATGGGGTTCCGCGTTTGAAAACCGACAAATGAAGACACTCCCTCTGATTCTCGAAACCCCGCAATCATATCCCGACATTTCTCGGCACTCATCCGGTATTCCATAAAATCGTAGTGCCTGACGTCCATAATCTTCTCGACGCGCCCTCCGTAATACCAGCAGTCTTTCATCCCCGCCCCCAGCACGATATCTACGTAAGGATGGTTGGTATCGGATGAACCGTAGGCCATCTCGCATTCACGGACTAAATCGGGTTTCCATCGGCTCTCCACTACAAGTCGCGCGATTGGTAGGCCCGTTTTATCTTTGAGAGTAATAACGCCTTCATTTTGGAGTTTATCGTGCTCTTTTACTCCGACGGGTAGGACTATTGGAAGGGGCCAGACGGTTCCATCGCAGAGACGGCAATTCTCTAATACGCTATTGTAATCGTCTTCATTGAGAAATCCGTTCAGGGGCGCAAAACCGCCTAAGAGAATCATTTCGAGGTCGCAGAGTATGCGGTCTTCTAATGTAATCATACTATTCATATTTATACAAAAATAAAAATATGTCATATTTAACGAGGCATCATTTTCATCTTAGTTTCCGGATTATTTCTTTTAGCTTTTTGACCTCGGCTTCAAGTTCAATAATTCTCGCTTTATATTTGTCGATGGCGTCATTCAGTTTGAAGAAGCGGGTCGTGTGGATGATTTTCCCGTTTTTGTCGCGTGTGTATCGTTGGGCGCTAAATGTTCCATTATCTTTTCCTTGGATGACAATATATTCATTCGAGATGCGGATAATATTTCCTCCTAAAATGAATCGTTCGCAGTTATTTTTAACATCCCATCTAATATATCGGACCGTGGAACCAATTGGTATCGCATCGATATCTTCTTCATTAACTTCGCTGTAATCCTCTAATTTTTGTTGGATAACATCTTCATCTTGGAGGGTATCCGTGAGCGTCTTTTTGGGTCTTTTATATGCGACTTCTGAGAGTCGATGTAGTGGTAGTATTGATAATGACATATATTATTATTAGTATAAATATAAATCTTTTTATACATATATTTATAATTATAATGAATTATATTTATAATGAGTTTTATCGCCTATCAAAGGAGTATCGTGTCTGGAACCGTTTTATAAACACTGTTAAATACGTTGGAATCATCGACACATTTTCAGATAATAAGCTTTTCCATATGAATCATGTCATTGATAATGTTTGGGTATCAAATTTACCACGTAATAGAAATCATAATATTATCACCCAGTTCGATTTGATTATTAGTTTTTTGGATACGAATGAGGTGGGCCTTTCGGAGACGGCTTGGATAAATGATGTCCCACATATAACCTATCATCAGATACCGGCCACTGATTACAATCCTCTTACTATTTCAAATTATAAGGAGATGAATGATACTATTGATTATTATCTCCAATGGAAGCCGACCGCCAAGATATTATTACATTGTTATAGTGGGAAGGGGCGTAGTAATAGCGCATGCTGTGCGTATATTATATATAAACATAAACTATCAGCAACGGAAGCGATTAATATAATAGAAAGCAAGATTCCACGGAGTAATATGAATAAATTACAGAAAGATTCACTCGATTCGTATTACAAATATTTATTATAATTTATTCTTAAAAGGATTAGATATACCTTTCAAGAGTTTCATTTTTATTGATTTGGATTGTGTATTTCAATCAAAATTCGACCAGTTCTGATAACAACCATAAAAATAGTATCATCATCAATAACAGTACAAAATCTATCAAGGTAGCATCTTACGCAATATGCCTTCTTTTCAGATGTGTAATGTAAGTGGTTGAATTCATCCGAGCATCCAGAGCATTTCTTGCATTCGCCACCGCGAAAGAATCCAGAGTCTGGATGGTCGGGTCCTAATGAAAGGGCCCAAGCTAATACCCGCAATTCTTTTTGAAACTTTTGAGGCTCCCATTCT